TTTTTTTTTAAAGGACTCATTATGGTATTCGAGTATAAAAGACCTGTTCCAAAGGTCAGATACATTGGTATTAGACTTATTAGAACAAGTGAAGATACAGACAGAGAAGTTCATGCTTATGAAATAGACGGAACTGCTTATGTCGGTGCAAGTGCAGACAAACTCACTGCACTAGAAGAAATTCTGAAACTATTAGGATTAACTCGTTATTCCCTAATAGATGAAGAAGACACTGCTAGAGATAGCATCAATTAACTATTAATAGGAAAATTAATCATGATTCTTACACAAGAACAAATTGCACGTTTAGAGCAATTAAAATCTAAACCAAATCTTACAACATCTGAAAAAGCAGAATTAGACTTCTTAGCATCTGCTGAACCAGAACAAAAAGAAGTTTCTAAATTCTATCAAATTATGTTTGATAAGAATGATGAAGTTAAACAAGCTATTAATGAAGATAACTTCCAAGCAGTACGTGATATTGTATGCCATGCAGCATTAGATATTGCTCATTACTTTGGTTCACTTGCTAAACAAGAAGGGCTTAAATCAGGTATTCATCTTATGGAACAGATGACTGATATCAACATTGAAAACTTTGCTGAACAAGTCATTCCTACTGCTGAAGAAACACCAGTTCAACTTAAACTCTTTGGTAAATTAATCCAAAAAACTGATAGTACAGACATTGACGCTGTAAAATTCCGTGAATGGTACACAGATGCAGAAATTCAAGTAGCAGAAAAAACTCTAACATTGTTAGATGATGTTCCACCATACTTTGCATCACCATTAATCCAAGTAACAACATTGTTATCATTAGATGACCTTATGCGTGAATTACGTGAAGCATTGCCTGAGTATATCCAAACAGTGTTACCTGAACGATATACTGTTGATGAATACCGGATTGCATTAGGAATCCTACATGGAGCGTCAAAACATTTGTTACGCTGGATGGTATCAATGTGGAATGGTATGTATAGCGGAAATTACACTAGATTCGGTACATATCAAGAATTATCTGAATTATCAGAAAAATTCCTAACAGACATTGGTACTGAAGTTAAAAACTTAAAACAAGCCAAACGAAAAGCTGAATCAGAAGTGATAGACATCATTAAAGCTATTATTGAAAAAGCTATTGAAGAATCTAAAGAATAGCTAGGCTATGCCACTTTGTTCCCTAATGGGAACAAAGAAAAAACAGGTGAAGGGTTGGTCCTTTGCCTGTTTTGTTTTATGGAGTTTTTATGAAAATTACTATACATGAATTTGATGAAGATAATCGTTTTTTCAAAAAGCATGGAGCAAAATTCTTTCCATATATAAGACGTAAATTAAGTAAAATAGAAAAATGGTTAGATAGATTAGCTACTTGGGGAATTGTCTCTAGAGCAATCCGTTATAAATCTATATTAAATTATGATTGTATTATTTCAGTAGGAAGAATTGCACATAACGGAAATGATTTAATGATTCAAGATAAATGCTTAAATCCCTACAGTGAAATAGCAAAATATATGGAAATACCTTTTATTGCTGTAATGTGTAATCGACAAGACTCTTTAATAGAAAATCTTAGACTTCTTGAAGAAGCTTATCACTATGAACAGCCTATCATTGATGTAAAACATCTAGAAACCAAACTCAAAGAATTTGATATTAAAAAAGGTAGTAAAGTACTATTGTTAAACGGATGTCCTACATTTCTTAGTGGTATTCAAAAAGGTATTTGTGAACAAACCTATCGAATATTAAAGGGGTTTAAATGAACGTAACAGCAGAATGTATTAATACTACACCAGTAGAATATGGGTATTTTCCTGTAAAAACCTTAAATTTATACCCAATAACCTTTCAATATACCTTATGTCAAGGTGTACCACATTATCTTGGTTCATTGGCTAGTATGTATCTTGACATAGATTTTCCTGACCTTATGAATTATGACGCTATCATTATTATGGACGATGTACACGTCAGAGATAATAAGTCAATAATATTTAATTCTATGTTATGTCATCCAATAAGATTTATTGTAGAATGCTTAAATATTCCACTTATCTTTTGTACAAAAAGATTTAACTATCACATTCTAAAACAAAATGAAACTGACTTATTTAAAATAGCTATTTCACTTAACTCTTTAAAGAAAGCAGTAAAACACTTTGGATTAAACTCTAATTCTAAAGTATATGTACTAAATGCTTTTTGTAGTTCAGACCTTAATTCCCCTGAAGCGTATCATCATACAAAATATGGTCTAAAATATCTTAAGGAATATTAATGAATATTAAGAAATATGCTTCACATAGCAAGTTTAAAGGATTTGGGTGTGAAATAGTAAATAATAGATATCCTCAGACATATTCACCTGATGGTTATGACATTCTAACAACACAAACTATCGAATCCTCTATCAAACAACTTAACAATTACGCAAATGAAATTTGAATACACTACTGAAAGTCTTTATGTCATCAATCGCTTTGAGGGCATTATTAGACATTATTGGAGTGACTACTCTAATCGACTTGCTCCATTAAAACAGTTTACTGATTTTGAATGGGGAAATTCTGGATGTATCGCTAATTTACCTTACTTAAAATATTTAGAGTACGATGCATTTATCTTTGTTGGTACATCAAAAGCTATAGATTGCTATCGTGGAAATTGGCATGAAAGAAGAGTTATTCCAGATTCTGCTACAGCAAAATTTATGATGACTATGTTTAATCTTTTAGACAAACCAAGTTTATCTATCGTATTAGGTCCTGACCAATACAGTTACTCTATCAATAATAAATACAGACCTAATCTTAATCTTATACCATTTTATGACCATAAGCTCTTAAGATTTCTTTTAGATGAATTTAAACTAAAAGGCTATAAGAATATCTTGGTTCATTCAAACATTGAATCGGACGGTACAATAGATTTCTCTAAAGATATTAAATATCTACTAAATCTATTCAAAGAATATGAGGAATAACTATGTTATTAGGATTACCTAGTCAGATGGATATCAAGATTAATCTTGATTTAACTCAATACATCTCATTTGATTCAATATCTACTGAACATCGGCTATGTTATCCCCCAATAAGTGAAACCAGTTTTAAGAATGAAGATTTTGAATCATTTTTCGATACTATTATGGAATTTGATAAAAAATTGGGAACTATTATTCAAAAGAATCTTACAAGTTACTATTCTGCAGGAAATAGAATCTATTTAGGTTATATGAATAAACCCATACTCAATACCTTACGTATCGGAGTGTATGAACATCAAAGCAAACTCTTGAGGGAAAAATGGCAAAGTACCACACAACAGAACAATTACAAAAAATTGAACATTGGTTAAACTCATTAGCGTTCCCGTTGGAACGCTTAGAAAGATTAGAAAGCAACTGTCCAATTATTCCTGTATATCTTGGTATAGATTATCAAGATTTGCCTCTACGAGGTGTAATGACATGGGACTACACTAAATACGAAGGTATTCAACTTAATATATTTTGCCATGAAGGTGCTTATCATAGAACATTCGCTTGTGGTAGATGGACAGCAGTTACCACTATTGAAGCTCTTCAACTCTTTTTTAAAAAATATAAGATTACTTATGCTGATGGAGTATTAAATGCTTAAAAAATTATTCAGTCTTTTAGGATATGTTCCTAAAGAAGAAGTCACAATCTTTGTGAACGAGTTAAAAAAATCTACTATTCTTATGGATAGAGCAAGAATAGTTATAAAAGGTCTCAAAAAGAATATTAAAATTCTAGAAAAAGCTGTTATAACAAAAAACAAAGAAATTCAATCTATTATTTCTAAGTCTGATTATAAAGTTAAACAACTTAACGCTAAAAACTTACGTTTATTACGTAAACAAGGTGAGTTTAAAGAAGAAATTAAAAAACTTACGATAGTTAGTGAAGAATTAACCAAAGACTATCAGGAATTATTTAAAAATGCTCTATCTTCAATGCGACAAAGTGAATACTATAAAACGGTATCAGAAGTAGCAATAGAAAAACTAGAGTATTTATGCTTTGGTTCAGTTCTACCAAAAGCTTTACGTCCATCTTCTTTGGACAGATACCAACACTTGTATAAACCGGTTACACCAACATACTTTAAAGACCGTTATGGTCGTCCTGCTATTGGAGTTGAATATGGACAAAGTGAAGATTAAATACTGGGTAGAATGCATTACTGCAAATGGCATTGAATCATTCTCTACAGACGAAGAGATTCCAGTAGAAGCTCTTATTGCTATGGGTACATCTTTGCAAACACTTATGATTGATGATACCCTAAATTCCCTTGCAAATGACGCTGTAGCGATTATTGATAGTGGAGTGGACTGTTATGTCTCTAAAGATGAAGAAAGCTCCCTAGAGCCTTCTGAAGAAGATTTTGAACCACGTCTAAAACATATCACTACATACTACGGAGAATTCTAATGTTAGACAAATATGACACATTTCTTCGTAATCGCTTAAAAGCAGCAAGAGGAACTGAACGTGAAGATTATTGGCTCAAAGAGTACATGATTTTCGAAAGTTATTTACAGGATATCAATGATGGTATCCCTACATCTTATTATCCCCATGAGGAATTTATGAAAAACCTTAAATGTATTTTTACTAACAATGATACAGTAAGCGATGTATTAGCTTATTGTTATGATGAACTACCTATCTTATCTTATAAAGATATTAAAGTAGGTGATAAAGATATTAGTACTCTTTCATTAAACCAGAATATTACTGTAAACTATGATACCCAAGACATTCTTATTGGTTCAGACCCTGTAACAGTAAACGGTTATAGTCTATTTACCTTAACTTCAGGAATCTTATAATTCTTCCATTATTTGATTGTAGAAAAGAAAAGAGTAAAAGAAAAGAATCTTTATTATAGTTTGTCAAGACCCCTTGTAAACAACTTTTTAACTGGTCAGACCAGTTGGAGGATATCTTGAAAATTCCCGAAAACTTAGACGAATGGGTAGAAAAACAACTGCAAGACCCAGAAGTACTTCAACGTGAACTTCTTAAACTACAAGAAGAGAACGAAACCCTCAAAAAACGCATTAAAACGCTCTTAGACGAGCTTAAAGACGTTATCCCTCATAATGGTACCACTAAACCTTTACAGCCCTTTGTAGCGTCTGCTAAGCAAGAATATGTGCTATTAGAACATTATGAAAAAGGTTGGTTCTCAGAAAGAGAAACTAAACTTACTGTTCAATATAAAACAGGTAAACGTATTTACGCTGTTTATCAAGAACGTAAAGGTTTATTTGCTAAAACTGCATCAAAAACATTTGATACATTTGAAGTAGCTATAAGATTCTTCAATAAGGTAACACTATGAACTATGTAGTAAGACAAGGTAAACATACTAACGGAACCAAAGCTAATAAAGCTAAAATGCGTGCTATCAAGACTACACAAGATATTATGTCTAATTACACTATTACGCTTGTAATGGCAGACCAGTCTAATACTTGTAACACAGTATTCTATCGTGATATGCCTGCAAAGATTTCTCCACAGTTAGCATGGCACTTTGAACACACTCGTTGTAAATGGGACATAGTATGTGGTGTAATTTGCAGAGACCAATCCGGTAAACATTATATTGATTTTGTTTCCTTTGGTTCAGTAGAAGAATGTGTATTAGATGATTTATCTGATTTAGCTATTCAAACTTGTAAACAGTTATTTGAAGAATCACCTAAACTTCAAAAGCTTTGCCCTTTCTATATGGCTCGTCCACAGAAAGAATGTGATGTATTACTTATTTTAGATACTATTCATCGTTATAAAGTATTGAACCGTATTGGTACAAACTTTGAGATAGATTATCACTGTAAAGAAGTAGACTATCATACAGATGATAAATGGCATGAAGTATTACAAACCATTAAGTTTAATGAATTAGATTTGGAATTTATTAATGAAGATTAAAGTAATTTTAGTAGGTGCTTATGCACCTAATCATTCTATTTCAAATAATGTATTAGGAATCGGTTATCGTAAACTAGATGGCTCGTTTATACAGCCCTATATGCTCAAAGAAGACTTAATCAATTTTAAGGAACTTACTAAACATCAGATTATCGTCATGGGTAGAAATACATGGGAAGCTATTGGAAGTAAACCTCTTCCTGATAGAACCAATGTAGTAATTAGTCGTAACCCAGACTTTAAAGCTGAAGGTGCTAAAGTATTTCATTCTATTGAAGAAGTAATTACTTATTTTAAAGGTGCTGAACAAGTATTCTTTATTGGTGGAGCTACTATCTTAGAAGAACTTATTAAACACTATACTGTAGACGAATATATCATTACATTTGTACATGAATATATGTACTATTCTGATTACTCAGATGGTTATCTTATTACGTTTAAGTTATCTTTAGAAAACCATATTAAAAAATCTTCTAAATTCTTTAGAGGATATAACTATATGGATAATAAAGAACATGACTGTACTGTTGCTCACTATATTCATAAGGACTCTCTATGAGACACTTTGTAACATTCAAAAAAGGTACTACTCTTTACGGTAAAGTAATGCCTTTCACTCAAATGAACCGTAACGAAATTCAAGACCGTTTAGTACAAGAATACTCGCAGATGTGGGATAAAATCTATACTGAACCAGAAGCTTCACGTGTACTTCCTGAAACACTTTTATGTACAGATAACTTTGTACCATTTGGTACAGAATGTCGTGATTTAAATGACAAATCTGTATCTGTAGCTTCTATTACTGATTGGTTCAAAAAAGCTAAACCTGAACCAACAATTCAAAATATTATTCAGCAGACTGCTTATCACTTTGAAGAAGTAGCTGAAATGTGTGAAGCTCTTGGTAACCAAAAGACAGCAGATGCTCTTATTGAGTATAAAGAGAAACTCTTATCTCTTACTGCTGCAGAATGTGAACTCTTGTGGAAACGTGCAGATAAAACTGCTCTATTAGATGCTTTATGCGACCAAGTTGTTACTGCAACAGGTGTAGCACAATATGCCGGTATGAACTTCGATGGAGCTCTTACTGAAGTGAATGAGAGTAACTGGTCTAAGTTTGATGATAATGGTAATCCTATCATTGATGCAAACGGTAAAATCTTAAAAGGACCTAATTACTTTAAACCAGAATTGAAAAAATTTACAGGTGAAAAATGAAAGTAGAAATCTATGGTGCATCATGGTGTCAGCCATGCCAACGTTCTAAACAGTTATGTATTGAAAAAGGTTTAGATTACACCTTTAAAGACGTAACACAAGACCTAGAAGCTCGTGAAGAAGTTGAAAAACGTCTAGGTAAAAAGATTGACACTGTTCCACAAATCTTTGTAGACGGTCAATACGTAGGTGGAGAGCATGCTCTTCGCAATCATTTAGAATAAAAAGGAAGTGAAATGAAGATTAAATTTCTAAGTACATTATTAATCGCTGCATTTACTGCATTTCAAGTACACGCAGCAACTACTGGTAAGACATTACCAACAGAACCATACGTAGTAGATGGATATACTCCAGATACTCGTACTGCTGAAGCAAAAGAAACCTATGCTAATCGTGTAGTGAAATCAGATGTAGAAGGTAATAACCACAGTGTATTTGGTCAAGATAACACTGTAGAAGCTATTCACGGTAGTACATCTGTATATGGTAACCAAAACGTAGTAAAAGTTAATGCCAAAGACGGTAACATCTTTGGTGATGGTTCATCTATTGATGGTTATCAGTCTCAAGCTATTGGTGATAACAACCATTTATCAGGTGAACAGTTATCAGCAGTAGGTATGAACAATATCGTAACTGGTAACCATAGCCATGCATATGGCGGTGGTAATAATATCACTGGTGACCAAGCAACTGCAGTAGGTCATTACAACCTTGTAAAAGGTCATAATGCAACCTCTATCGGTTATGACAACAAAGTACTTTCTAATGAAGGTACTGGTGTTGGTGAACGTGTAGAAGTATCTGGTTTAAACGCTAGTGCATTTGGTTCATTAGCCAAAGCAACAGCGGAATCAGCTCTTGCATTAGGTTCTGGTTCACAAGCAACTGCAGACTCAGCAGTAGCTGTAGGTAACGACTCTGTTGCATCTCAAAAATCTTCTGTAGCTGTAGGTCAATCATCTAAAGCAGATGGTGTATTTGGTACAGCATTAGGTGATAGCTCAAATGCTCTTGCAAATGGCTCTGTAGCGATTTCTGTAGATAGCCAAGCCAAAGGTATTAACTCTATGGCTATGGGTCGTAATGCTCTTACTACGCATGATAATAGCGTAGCTTTAGGTGCTGACTCTGTATCTAAAATTGAGAAACCAGTAAATGAAGCAACTGTACAATCTATTACTTATAGTGGCTTTGCTGGTAATACTCCAGTAGCAACTGTATCTGTTGGTTCAGAAGGTAAAGAACGTCAATTAGTAAATGTAGGTGCAGGTGAAATCTCTGCTACTTCTACTGATGCTATCAACGGTTCTCAATTATATTTAGTAGCTGACCAAGTGGGTAAGAATGCTCAGGGTATCAAAGATAACGCAAAAGCGATTGCTGACAATACCAAAGCTATTCAAACCAATACTGCTGATATTCGTGCAGCAGAAGCATTAATCGACAAGAATGCGAAAGATATTGCTGAAAATACTAAGTATATTCAAGCTGTAGAGAAGAAATTACCAGAAGTCACTGCAGGTGATAATGTAACTGTAACTTCAAGTACAGACGCTAATGGTAAAATCACTTATACAGTAAGCTCTAAAGACTTCCAACCAGCTATTGATAAAGTAGAAGCCAAAGCAGATAAAAATACTAAAGCGATTGAAACCAATGCTAAAGACATTGCAGACAATAAAGCAAGTATTGCAGATAATGCTGCTAATATCTCTCATAACTCTGCTCGTATCAATGCAGTAGAAGTAGAAGCCAAGAAACACTCTGTAGTAAAAGCTGGTAAAAATACCACTATTACTCAGACTATTGGTTCAAAAGGCGAAGCTGTATATACCGTAGATGCAAACGTAGACCACTTAGCAACAAAAGCTGAAGTAGTAAACCAAGTATCTAAAGTAAATGCTCGTATTGACGGTGTAGATGCTAAAGTAAATGCAAATACTAAAGCTATCCATCGTTTAGACCGTGATGTTCGTAAGAACCGTAAACGTGCTGATGCAGGTATTGCATCTGTTGCTGCTATGGCTAACATTCCACAAGTTTACATTTCAGGTAAATCTGGTGTAGGCGTAGGTGTTGGCTACAAACACGGTCAATCCGCACTAGCAGTAGGTTATTCTCGTGCATCTGATAATGGTCATCACATTATCAAACTTTCTGCTGGTATTGATACTCAGAAAGATGTAACAGTAGGTGCAGGATACATGTACCAATACTAAAAATATTTAATACCATATAGGCTCTCTAACGAGAGCCTTTTTATTTTTAAGGAAACTGTATGAAACCTTGTAAAGAAGTAAGAGAACTTCGTAATGAAAACTACAAAAAGCTTTTAACTTACATTGAAAACAAAATTCTTAATAGCTTAAATAAAGGTTTTATTTTCATTGACGAAGATGAAGTTATCGAACATGACGTAAAGTTTAATGATAATCGTTGGATAGATTTATTAGAAGATGCCGGATATAAAGTAGAATATTGTAATAATTTTGTTACCCCTACTGTAGAAATCTCAGGATGGTAATATGAAAAAAGTAAAACTATCTCAAAATAAGCTGGAAGAGTATCAAGCATTTATCAAGCATTTAAATTCTTTAGTTAGGAAACTATATGAAGTTAGACAAAGTAAGCCTACAGGATGTATTCCCATCTGAAGATGGTAGTTTAAAGCTTATCTTTATCGACCGTGATGGGAATAAATCTATAAATTATTATCCTAAATCCTATGAACATATTTATCTAAACGATATGTATTTCTTCATGAATCAAGGATATATCGTACTCGATAATGATTGCGTACCTGTAAACCCTATTATTCTTACTGATGATATGATAGGTAAGCAAGTTCAATTATTGAATGGTAAAGTATATACTGTTCGCAAACATGATATAGATAGTCATTATAAAGTAGGTGACTATATTTACGATTGTTTCGGTCATGGTAGGTTAATGCCTACAACAGAAGACTCTATTCCTTTAACATATCATGTACTAGGTCCTGTAGAGCTTAAATATGACCCTTCCTTAAATTCTGCATTTAATGCTACAAGAAATAATTTTATATCTTCACCTACTATAAGCTTTATTGATTATTTGGATGCACTATGAAATACATAACAATAGACTCACTTGGTAAAAGACGTTTTGTCTTTGATGAAGAAGCTGCTCAAAAAGCTATGGATGAAGGTAAGATTGTAGTAGATGATAAATTTAATATCTTAAATCCTATTATTCTTACACCTGAATGTGATGGTAAGTTTGCTGTCATTAAAGAAAATGAACCAGCAAAATTTATTAAATATTACGCAGGTCAGGAATTAGGCTATGAAATTGATGAAAATCTTTACGACCCATTTGGACATTCTAGACCTTTACCCTCACAGGCTACTACGCTATCCCCAGATTACCGAGTGAAATATGTTATTTCTGAAAGAGGGACAAATTACTTTAGCCAACATGCTGTTGTAGACCTAAAAGCTTACAATAAGCTAAGAGAAAACCTTATAAAAGTTATTATCGCAAGGAAAACTAAAAATACAAAAACCAATTTTAAAATTACTACCTAATCCAGTAAACGGAGTTATTGGAAAATTCTTAATGGATAACACTGAATATTTTAATAACATGCGTTCTAAAATAACAGGTATTACATCAGAAACGATTGCTGCAGGCATTGGTTCATTTTTGTTAGACGGAGGTAATTTCAACGGATATGTAGTAGTACTTCCAGAACATCCTTTTTATGGTAAAGACTATGATGAAATTGGTGATTTACTGAATAAAAAAGGTTTCTATGTTCATGGTGGATTAACCTTTGCTAATGATGATAAAGACTTCTGTCCTGAACTCTCTAAACATTTCCTAGATTATTGGATTTTTGGTTTTGATACTCGCCATGCTAATGATACAGCAGACTATTGGACTGAAGAACGTACTTGGGAAGAAACTGAAAAACTTTTACAAGCAACAATTCACTATGGAGAATAATTATGAACGTTAAAGAACTTATTACTGAACTACAAAAATGTAACCCAGAAGCAATCGTAATTTATGCTAATATGGAATTTTTTGAAGTTGATGGTGTAGTTGGCAGAGATTCAAAGGATTTAAAAATTGAGTCATTTGATGCACCAAATGTTCCAGTATCTCAAGCCAAAGCAGTCATTATCTATTAGGAAATACTATGGAAAAATTACTTAGAAACTTTAATTTTATAGAAGCAATCTCGGTAGATTTAGAAGAAATTAATGATGCTTCTGGTGCTAGATATGAAATTAATGTATATACTCTTGATGATAACCACAAAGTATGCAACTTAATCTATGAATTTGAAACTCAATCTTTTGAAACAGCTTTATCTATATTTGAACGTAAAGTAAATATGGTAATTGGATTACTAGAATGAAAACAGCAGAACAACAATATATAACAATATTAGAAGATTGTTATGAAAATGGTGTAGACGTTGTAAATGAACGTACTGGTTCAATCTGTCGTACTATTCTGAACCAAAGAATTCAATTCGATGGTAATGAGTTTCCTTTGCTTACTACTCGTAAAATGTATTGGAAACAAGCTATCGGTGAAATGGTAGGTTATATTCGTGCCTATGATGACTTACGTGATTTCCATAAACTAGGCGTACATACATGGGATGCTAATGTAAAAGCTTGGCATAGTATTCATAAATATAATGATTATGATACCGGTACAATTTATGGTGCAAGTGCAGAACAAGTAGACTTTGGATACCAAGATTTAATAGAAAGTATTAAGTCTAAACCAAATGATAGAGGACATATTTGGAACTTTTGGAATCCAAGTTATTTTGAACTAGGCTGTTTACGTCCTTGTATGTACTCACATCAATTTAGTGTGTTAGATGGTACTTTACATTTGACAAGTACCCAAAGGTCCTGCGATTGGGTACTCGGAGGGGCATTTAACATTGTTCAATGCTGGTTCTTATTAAACATTACAGCAAAACTTACTGGTTTAAAAGTAGGTACTGTAACGTGGAATATCACTAATGCACACATCTATGGAAATCAAATCCCGTTAGTACCAATTCAATTAGAAAGACCTATGTACACTCCACCAAAACTTATCATTAAAGATGATTTTGATTGGGGTATACTTATGGAAATTCTAGATAAAGATAACTTCGAAGAATTCTTCGAGTTACAGGATTATAAACACCATCCTGCTATCAAATATCCATTTACAGCATAGGGCTCTAACGAGCCCTTAAATTATTAAGGAATTACTTAATATACCAAAAAAGCCCGAATGGGCTTTTTATTTTTAACAAACTTTTCAACAAACAAGGAAAAATTCATTATGACAACATTAACATTATCCCCAAACCAAGTTAAAGAACGTTTACGTGTATCTTTAAAAGCAAACGTACCATGTTTTATCATGGGTTCACCTTCTACTGCTAAGTCTCATACTGTTCGTACAATCTGCGAAGAAGAAGGCTTATATATGATTGACGTTCGTCTATCACAAATGTTACCAATGGACTTACTCGGTTTGCCTAAAGTTATGGAAATGCCTAATAGCAATGGTGAAATGGGTGCATTCAGTACATACATTCCATTTGATACATTCCCATTAGAAGGTTGTGAAATTCCACAAGGCTACAAAGGCTTTTGTATTTTCTTTGACGAAGCAAACCAAGCAGACAAATACGTACAAGGTGCTTTATACCGTATCGTATTAGACCGTATGGTTCATACTTATAAACTTCATCCAGAAACTCGTATTGTATTAGCCGGTAACAAACTATCTGATAACGCAGTAGCTACCAAAATGTCTTCAGCATTAAAATCACGTATGACGTGGATTAATGTAGAAATCAATAAAAAAGAATTCTTACAATTCGTAGAAGATGGTGTAGTACGTGGTGAATGGGACCCACGTGTAGCAGCATTCTTAAACTTCCGTCCAGAACTTATTAACAACTTTGACCCTAAAAAAGAAGTTGAAACTTATGCTTGTGGACGTACATGGGAATTTTTATCTAAAGAATTACAAACTGGCTTATTAGACTTAGGTCAAGATATTTATATTCCAGCTATTGCAGGTACTATTGGTGAATCTGCTGCTGCAGAATTCAATGGTTTCTTACAAATCATGAATAGCTTACCAAGCTTAGCTCAAATCGAAAAAGACCCATTAAATGCTCCATTACCAAGTGAAAATGGTGCTAAATATGCTTTAGGTGCATTCTTAGCAGATAAAGTGAATAAACTTAATGTAGACGCTGTTGTAGACTATTTAGAACGTATTGATGAAAAAGACTTAATGGTTTTAGCATATCGTATGATTCTAGGTCGTTATCCACAATTAGCGACAAACAAAAAAGTACTTAACTCATTAGGTGCAATCCGTCATAAATTAAATAACCAACCGTAGGCATTAATATGAACCAAGAAAAAGAATATGAATTTACTGAGCAAAACTGCTTAGATGACTTCAAAGAAGCGAAGTTACGTCTTATTAATAAACCACATAATGCTTTCATTGGTTCATTATTATATGACCTAGCTTTTGAACCTTCACGTGAAGTGAAGTCTGTTATGCTCGATTCCATGAACCACAGTATTAAAATCAATCCTGATTTCTTCTGTGGTATGACACACGAACAACAAGCATCAGTACTTGCTCATGAAGTTTATCACTATGCCCTTATGCATGATGTACGCAGAGGGCATCGTAATCCCCAACTCTATCAAAAAGCTGCAGACCAAGTAGTAAACAATTTGTTAGAGCAAGGCGGATTTGAACTTCCTATGGGAGTAGAATGCGATTCTAAATATCGCAATATGAGTACTGAGCATGTTTATAATCTCATGGAACATGAGCAGAAAAATAACAATAATCAAGACCAAGACCAGAACCAGAATAACAATGACCCTTTAGGTAACGACTTACCGCCTGATAGTGGTAATGGGGGTTCTAGTAACAATAACCAGATTAACCGTATGCAGCAAAACATCATGAAAGCTAATGCTTCAGAAGAGCTGACAAACGGTCATGGTATGACTCATGGTAATTCTGGTTCTGTATTTGAACAGTTATTTAAAGACATCAAAGAAGGTAAATTAAGTTGGATTGAAATCCTACAAGAATTCCTTGATGACTTTGTTCAAGGTGAACAAGACTGGTCTAACTTTAACAGACGTTATTTACAATATGATTTGTTCTTACCTGACTATAAGTCAGAGAATAAAATCTCAAAAGTAGCGGTAGCGTTTGACGTATCTGGTTCGGTTACAAAAGCTCAGATTAAAGCTTTCTTAAACGAAATGAAGGTCATTAAAAACCAATTAGACCCAGAAACAATGGATGTGGTTTCTTTTAACCATGAAATTGTAGATATCTTCAAGATTGAGTCTAATGATGACTTTGATGAAGTTAAGATGAATATTGATGGCGGTACAGATTTAGACCCTGTATTTGACCATTATATGAAACCTGAAAATCAACCGGAATTCTTAATTGTATTCTCTGATTTATATTGTGATAAACGCAAAAAGAAAACCCCATTCGAAACTATCTGGATTTGTATTGACCATCCAGATGCACAAGTAAACTTTGGTAAATTAATTCATATTACTAGCGAGGAATTAGAATCATGACCAATATTTTCAACATCATTATGAATTTAGCAAAACATTTGAGCCAATCTACTGTAGATAAACTACAAAAGAATGTAGATGCATTCTTAGATAAACTTGGTACAAATGGTAAACCATTAAATCATCCTGAATTCTTTTTACCACATTCTGAATCGCCACGTTATGCGAACGGTAACTACAAACAAGACTATGCAGAAGTAGGTTTATTAAGTGATGAAGACTTGCAGACTGCAAAAGAATTATTCGAACTTCACCACACTTACACTACTGAAAGTGCAAAAATCTTAAAATATTTTAAAGCTATTACTATGCGAGCAATTCTCGTATTAGCTGGTGCAACAAATCAACAAGCTACACAAATCTTGTTAGATATTCTTCCTGATTTTGTAAAACAAGATTCTAACTTGTTATCTAAATCTGGCTTAGATGATGACGAAATCAAGCAGCTTCAAGCAGGTGAATTCAAATATCATAATCTCTTCGCTAACAAAGAAGATGAAGAAAAACTATTAAATGAGCTTAAAGACCCTGAAGTCTTTGAGCTTATGGAAAAATATTATGCATTAGAGCTTTTAACAAACTTCTAAAATAGGGGTACAATGTACCCCCTTTTATGGAGTATGTATGAAAAAAGTTTTATTAATGTATAAGGGAAGACTTACTGACCGTGAGTTTAAATCTACATACCAGAAGGCAATAAAACAACATCTTGGTACAAATGTAGATATAGAACTTATGCCGGTATATCATCCCAACGGTATGAAGAAAGTACCCAGAGCTACTCAGAAAGATTGGCTTAAAGAGGTCGAACCAGTTCTTAGTAATTTTGACTATATAATGGTATCTGAACCAGAATACTTTAAGGTAATCTCAAAGCAAACTAAAGCTGAGAGTAACATTGGACTTATCTTTGATACGGATTATGGAAATAAAGTTTTATACTTACCTTCCTCACAAGCTGTATTTTTCAATCCTGATAAAGCTAACCAACAAATAGACCAGTGCCTGTCTGCTCTTTCTGCAGATATTAATGGTAATTACTCTGAGATTGGTTCAGATATAGTACACTTTGCAGCATATCCTACAACAGTAGAAAGTATTGCAGCATGGCTAGATAAACTTAAAGAATATCCCGCTCTTACATGTGATATCGAAGCCAAATCCCTTAAAGTAACAGAAGCTGGTATTTATACGATTGGTTTCGCTTGGGATAAGCATCATGGAATATGTTTTCCAGTAGATGCTATTCCTGAGCAAAGAGAAACAGTTCGTAATCTTCTATTGGAATTCTTTGAAACGTATAATGGTAAGCTTATCGTACATAAAGCAAACTACGATATTCCTGTTATAAATTACACTTTATTTCAAAAAGAGGATATTACTGATGTTGAGAACCAAGTTAGAGGTCTTAATAGACTTTGTAGAAATCTTGATGACACTCTGCTTATTACTTATTTGGCTACCAACTCTTGTGCTGGGAATACTCTTGGTTTAAAAGAGTTAGCACAACCATTTGCCGGTAATTGGGCAGTAGATGTCTCAGATGTGACTAAAGTAGATTTGCAAGAGTTAATGACGTATAACCTTATTGACTGTTTATCTACTTGGTATGTTTATGAAACCTACTATCCTAAGATGGTAGAAGATGAACAAGAGCAACTCTATAAAGAGCATTTTTTACCGTACCTTAAAGACAATATGCGTTGTCAGCTTAACGGTCTTCCAATAGACCTACAGGAAGTTGCAAAACTTAAAGCTGACCTTCTTGATGAACAGAAAAGACTTCTAGAGTATCTTACTTCTAGACAGGCTATTCGAAATGCAGAATACCAAATTGCAGAACATTTAACGTTACAGCGTAACGCTAAACTCAAGAAGAAACAAACTACTGTTGAAGAAAACTTACAACCTTTCAACTTTAGCAGTGGAAAGCATCTTATGGTACTTCTCTACGATATTATGCAATTACCTATCGTAGACTTTACGGAATCCAAGCAACCCAGTACTTCTAAAGGTACAATGGAAAAGCTTATGAACCATACAGAGAACCAAGAATACAAAGATATTCTTGTATCTCTTATGGAACTTTCAGATGTAGAAAAAATGCTAACAACATTTATTCCACCATTTGAACAAGCTCATGTTGATAAACATGGACAAGCTAGACTATTAGGCTATTTCAACCTTGGCGGTACTGTATCAGGCAGATTAAGCTCAAGTAACATCAATTTACAACAGCTCCCTGCTACATCATCTCGGTTTGCTAAACCTATTAAGCGATGCTTTAAATCTACTGCTGAATGGATATTCGTTGGCTTAGATTATGCAAGCTTGGAAGACCGTATATCAGCTCTTACTACAAAAGACCCTAACAAACTAGATGTATACATCAAAGGCTTTGATGGTCACTGTTTACGTGCTTATGCATATTTTCAGGACCAGATGCGAGATATTGAAGATGAATTTTCTAGAGCTACTTCTCCAGAAGAGCAAGTAAAAGTCATCAATAGTATTGCAGACCGCTATCCTAAGTTAAGACAAATGAGCAAATCTCCAACCTTTGCACTTACTTATCAGGGTACGTATTTAACTCTAATGAAAAACTTAGGATTTAGTGAAGCTTTGGCTAAACAAATTGAAGCTTCCTATCATCAGTTATATAAGGTATCTGATGAATGGGTACAAAAACATCTAGAACAAGCTAAGATTGATGGCTATGTTACTGTAGCCTTTGGTTTAAGAGTACGTACTCCAATACTTAAAGCTAAACCAGATTCATCTTTAGCAGCAGCAGAAGGACGAACTGCAGGAAATGCTTTAGGTCAAGGATGGGGTATGTTAAACAGTAGAGCCATGAATAAAGTAATGGAACAAGTAGATGCTATGGGTTTAACCCAAGATATACTTCCTGTTGCTATGATTCATGATGCTACATATTATCTTGTACGAAATGATGTTAAAGTCATTGAAACAATAAATCGTTTAGCAGTAGAACAAGCTTATTGGAATAACCATCCGGATATCTACCATCCAGAGGTAGGACTCGGAGGTCAATTAGATTTATTCTATCCATCTTGGGCTACACCTATCACTTTACCAGAAGAATGCGATGAAAATTGCTTAATTGAAACAGTACAGGAACACTTGGAGGATTAAAAATTTCCAATGGGTAAACCAACAGACAAACAACTGCTCAAACGTAAAGAGCAGATTGAAAATGAAATTGCTAATCTTGAAAAACGTATCTCAGACTTAGAATGGGAACGCAGAGAGATTATCAATTACCTTAATCTAAACAAAGGTGAGACAGATGTTACAAAATCAGACTAATCTGCCATTACCTTTAGCAGTATGGTTAGCTACTGATGAATATCAGTATGCTAAATACGCAAATGAAATCAGTACTACTACCTTACTGAAATCCCTTCGCTATATTATTGGTTCAAGAAGAGCTATGTATCCGGATGAATTTCCAGAACATCTCAGACCTGAACCAACAACAGAAATTGTTATTCCAGATATCCAAGAGAGAATTGCTTCTCGAATGGGTACAGCAATGCATAGTTCTTTAGAATATGCTTGGACAAACAATTATGCTGAAGCGATGAAGGAACTCGGTATCCATCAAAATACGATTGATAAAGTTGTTATTAACCCAGAAACAGTAGAACCAGACCAAATTCCTGTATACTTAGAACAACGTGGTTACAGAGAATTAGAAGGATTTACTGTATCAGGTCAATTCGACATTATTGTAGATGGAGAATTACATGACCTTAAGACCACCAGTACCTACTCATGGACAAGTGGCTGCAATGATGAAAAGTACATCATGCAAGGTAGTATTTATCGTTGGCTTAATCCAGAACTTATTACAAAAGATACTATTACGATTAATTTTATCTTTACTGATTGGCGTAAGTTGGATTCTATGACTAATCCAAATTATCCACCAGCAAAATGCTTTTATAAGCAGTATAAGTTATGGTCTTTAGCCGATACTGAAGCTTGGCTCAGAAACAAACTCAAACAACTGAAAAAATATTGGCACATGCCTTTAGAGCAAATTCCTTGCTGTTCGGAGAAAGAATTATTCTCTAAACCAAGTACATTCAAATACTTTAAAACAGGATATGCAGAAGGTAAGCGTGCTACTAAAAACTTTGATACAATGAACGAAGCTCTAGCATTTAGAGCCAAGAACGGATATCAAGGTGATGTTATTGAGTTTAAACCTGACCCATTTATGTGTCCGTACTGTAACCCAAATGAAGTTGCTCAAATGATGGCTACTTCTCATACCAAAAGCTTGGGGATTGCTTAAATCCCCATCTACCTTTCAACAGAGGAAATTATGGATTATTCAAGTTTTACATATAATCCTTTAGTAGAAAGCATTGTAGAAATCCTTAGAACCAAGACTCAGAATAGTAATCCTACATTCTTCCGATTGCAGGCTAATTACTTTCTCTCTCTAGTTCCTTCAATGCTTGATATTAAAGTAGATACTCCCATTACTGGTGAAGTACCTATTAATATGTTTGCTGTTTCCGTAGCTAATTCTGGCTCTGGTAAAGGTTTTTCTACTAACCTATTAGAAGAACAAATTCTAGGTGAATTCCGTGAACATTTCATGTATGAGGTATTCCCTAAATTTGCTCAAAGTAGATTAGATTTAGAAGCTATTAAACGTGCCCAATATTTAGGAATCTCTCAGACAGAAGCTGAAGAGAAACTCAATAAAGAGTTTAAATCCTATGGTGCATTTAAATTTTCATTTAGTGAAGCTACTACACCGGCTATTAAACAGTTTAGAAATAAACTTATTCTGGCTAAAGCTGGTTGTGTAAATCTACTCATTGATGAAATTGGCTTTAACTTAGATAAAAACTATGAGCCATTGATTGCATTCTTAGAGCTATATGATAAAGGTCTTATTAAAGACAAGCTTACTAAGAATACGGAAACTTCTACACGTTACCAAGAACTTGTAGGAAAAACTCCAACAAACTTATTAATGTTTGGTACTCCATCCAAACTATTAGATGGCGGTGCAGTCGAAGAGAAATTCTTTGAATTACTGGAAGCAGGATACGCTAGACGTAGCTTCTTTGCATCATCTACTAAATCTAGTACGATTACTGAATTTACACCTGAAGAATTATATCAACGCTTAACAGCAGTAAACCAAGATGCAGAAATCAAACGTATTTCTGGTCAACTGGTACGCTTATGTCAAGCTGGTTTAATTGGTTCAGTAGTAACCGTACCAGAGAATGTCGCAATCGAATTGTTACGTTACCGTATTGATTGTGAGAATCGTGCTCAGGATATTCCTGAACATAAAGATGTTTATAGAGCTGAATTGGCACATAGATACTTTAAAGCTCTTAAACTTGCAGCAGCCTATACTTTCCTTCGTGGAAGTTTAGATATGTCTATTGATGATTTACATCAAGCTATTCGCTTTGCAGAAGACAGTGGTGAATCACTTCGTCAAATGTTAGAGCGTGAAAAACCATATGAGCGTCTTGCTAAGTTTATTGGTTCATTGGATGGTAAAGAGGTTACTCAAGTAGATTTAACTACTAACTTACCATTTTATAAAGGCTCTGTTTCAGCCAAGAATGAACTGATGAACATGGCTATTGCTTATGGCTATAAGAATAATATTCTTATTAAAAAGACATTCAGGGATGGTGTAGAACTATTTACAGGTGAAAGCTTAAAAGAAACAGACCTATCCCGAATCATTTGTGCTTATTCAGATGATTATGCAGAAGGATATGAAAATGTTGAAATTGATTGGGAAAACGATTTCGATACTTTACTTCCTGAAGGCGGTTTTAACTGGACGAACCATCACACTAAAAATGGTCACCGTTCAGAAAAAGATATGGAAGAAGGTTTTAACTGCGTAGTTCTTGATGTAGATGGAGGTATCAGCCTTCAAGCAGTACAAAATCTATTAAGTGATTATGAATATATTATTCATACTACTAAACGTCATCAAGTCCCAGATGAAAATGGTGAAACCAAAGATAGATTTCGTATTATTTTACCGACTAACTATGTACTTAAACTAGATGCAGAAGAGTTTAAACAATTCATGGAAAACGTTGCTCAATGGTGTCCATTTGAACTAGATGAAGGTACATTCCAACGTAGTCGTAAATGGGCTTGTACAACTGGTACTACTATTTATAAAAACTCTGGTCAGCTATTTGATGTATTACCATTTATTCCTAGAACCAGTCGAGAATCGGAATACCGTAAAGCTCAGGTATCTCTGCAAAACTTAACTGCTCTAGAGAGATGGTTCGCTTCTAGAATGCAAGATGGTTCACGTAATAATACCTTTGCTAAATATGGCTTTATGCTATTAGACAATGGCTTTACACCAGATGAAATTCTAGAGAAGTTATATCAATTAAATGATAAAATAGACAACCCATTGGATGAATCTGAGATTCAATCAACGGTGTTTACTTCAATCAAAAATAGATACAAGGAAATTTAATGTCTGCATATCACATCTTAATCGCAGGCTTAACCGCAACTGGTAAAACTACCAGTTTGCGGAATCTAGCCTTAAATCACCCTAATCCTAAATCTGTAGCTTACATTTGTTGTGAAGCTGGTAAAACCCCTATTTGGGCTAAACGTTTTACTACTACAACAGATGCTATTACTCATCCAGACCAAGTAGTAGAATTCTTTGCTGCAGTAGAAGAAATGCCAAACATCGAATATTGTGTACTTGATGGCTTTAACTTCTTGATGAAGATGTTCGTCTCTGAAGTTATTGACAATATGTCAAACACACAAGTCGGATTAAGACCCTAGTCCCTTATATTAGAAATAGTATAAGAAAATTCCGTGAACTCAGGGAAACCCCTAACGTAAAGCCGAGGGCAATCCTGACCTAAGACACATTGACATATTTGCTACTATACATTAATATACAAATGTGTATAAATAAATTATGGAGTAATTATGTCATATATTTGTAACCCAGCAGATTTTGCTGGAAACTTTATCGAAGAAGTTGAACCAATACGTTCAGCTAATGGGCGAAAGTTCAGACAGGTAAAGTTAAAATGTTTAAACGTAAATTGTAATAAAGAGTTCGTAACTGAACTTCATAATGCTAAACGTATTAAACAAATGTATTGTTGTAAATCTTGTTATCAACAAACCAATTTCCACTTTGGAATACCTAATGAAAAACACCCTTTGTATAAACGCTGGTTATCAATGACTCAGCGTTGTACAACACCCTCTCATAATTCATTTCATAATTATGGGGGTAGGGGAATAACCATTGAACCGTACTTACGAGACTTTGTACAGTATGCTGAATATGTTTTAAGTTTACCGAATTGTCCAACTACTTTTCCTACTAATTTAGAATTAGATAGGATAGATAACGATGGTAACTATGAACGAGGGAATTTAAGATGGGTAACTAAATCCCAGAATTCGGCAAACTCTAGAAAAAAATGCTTTAAACATAAGTCTGGTTTTGTAGGTGTTAATTGGTCAGTTAGATACAATAAATATATTGTAAGAATACGTCATAATGGTAAATATGTATTCTTAGGCTGGTTCGATGACCCATTAGAAGGGGCTAAAATCAGAGAACAATATATTAAAGATAACAACCTAACAAATATATTAAACAATGTGTAAAGAGCAACGACTATCCCTTATGGGAGTACACTACAAGCTTATGGTAGTGGAAGTGCGGAATACCTGACCAAGTAAAGTTGAAGGTAATGATATAGTCTGAACTATATGGAAACATATAGCAGTTCCTAAGAGAACGTACATAGTATTGCGAACTATGTAGAACATATTGGGGGCGATTACGCCAAATTCGTTCAACGCTTTATGCAACAAGTGGTTGGTGCTTCTTCTAAGAAATGGATTATTATCGCCCATAATGAAGAAGAAACCGTCATGACGGGACCTAATGCTGGTATGAAACAGTATAGAGTACCGCTTCAGGGTTCAGAAGCTAAACATGGCTATGAGGCGTATTTTAATCACGTAATTTATACCGCTAAGATTCCTACTGCTCTAGCTCAAAAATTATTAGATGAAGGTGAATTTGTTAATCCAGAACAGTTCACTATCAGTCCACAAGAACGTAAAGCAAAATATGCTTTCGTTACTCAACAAACCGATGACTTCGCATTAGGCAGAATTCGTTCAGATTTCGGTACATGGGATTTGAACCAAACCTACATTGATAATGATATCCAATTGGTGATGAACCATTTCGATAAACTTATTGATGCACAAAACTAAAACTACGTTAATTATTAAGGAAAAAATATGTTTAATAACTTAAAAACAAATCAAGCAGCAATGGAAGAAAAGTCTGACCGTATTGGCGGAGGTTATCAACCACTTCCATCAGGTATTTATCAAGCTGAAATTGCTTATGCTTACGGTACTACTTCTAAGAATGGTGCAATGGGCTTAGTCGTTAAATTTAACATCTTACAAGATGGTAAAGACCCATATCCATACACAACTACATTCTGGTTGTCAGATAAAAAAGGTAATACCTTCTACTTAGACAAAGATGGTAATCCACATAACTTAGCTGGCTTTAACCAAGCTAACCACTTATGTGCATTAGTAGCAGGTAAAAGTGTATTAGAGATTACAATGGAAACTCGTGTATTACAGCTTTATAACTTCGATGCTAAGAAAGAAGTTCCAACTGAAGTAAATGCAGCAGTTGCATTATTCGGTCAAACAGTAGCTCTTGCTATCAAACATATCCGTGAAAATAAACGTGAAAAATCTCCATCTACCGGTGAATATGAACCAGTAAATGAAGAACGTTTTACTAACGATATTGATAAAATCTTCGGTATCTCAGACGCAGGTGAAGCTTATACCTTTGATGAAGCTGCAAACGAACTTCCATTTGAATTTGCTGAAAAATGGTTAGCTCGCTGGAAAGACAAAACTGATGATAAATTCAAAGAAGTAAAAGGTGCTTCTGCAAAAGCTGGTACTACTCGTAAATTAGGTATTGGTTGATGTACACCTTAATATCACCCCTTAGAACCAAAGAAATGGTACTGAATTTGAACCAGTATAGAAATGCTCATTATCATAAGCTAAGTGATAGCAAGATTTCATATAAAGCTATTATGAAGGAACAGATTGAGCAACTTCCTGTATTCAATAAAGTAAGTATTACTTATACTGTATTCTTCGGTTCATTAAGAAAAACTGATATATCAAATGTATGTTGTGTTATAGATAAATACTTTTGTGATGCATTAGTAGAGTTAGGTAAATTACCTGATGATAACTACATTTACATTAAAGAAGTTATATACAGATATGGCGGTGTAGACAAAGACAATCCTAGAGTAGAAATTACTCTTAAATAAAATAAGCCCCTTAGAAGCGATTCTAGGGGGTTTTACTTTTCACTCAACTAAGACTACTAATTATGGAAAAAACAGCTTTAGAGACGCAAATAGGTGGGTCTCATTACAAATCTCAAGCTATCCAACCAGTAGAATACATCCATGCCAATAATATTGGTTATTTTGAAGGTAACGTTATTAAATACGTAACCAGATGGAAAAATAAAAATGGAATTCAAGATTTAGAAAAAGCTAAACACTATCTTGAACTCTTAATCGAATTGGAGAAAGCGAATGAAACTAGAACTTAAAGAACATGAAATTGAACAAGCTATTGAAACGTTTATCAGTAGCTTTGTAACAGGTCATCCTGTAAAAGTAAAAGGCTTTGACCTACAAGGTATGCGTAGTAAAGATGGTTTATCTGCTATCGTAGATTTTGATGTAGTAGGTGTATCTGACTTACGAGAAGTGAAGACAGAAAGCTCTAACGTTAAACCTACAAATACTGCATGGCGTGAAGAAGTACAAGAAGAACCAAGAGTAAAACATGAAGAACTTTCTGGTCAAGATTTAGAAGATTGGAAGAAATTCTTAGAATTACTTACTGATAACGCTCAATACAAAAATTATGATGCATTATTAGATTTAGTAGATGCTATGTCTGATTCTTTACAACAACGTGCATCTTCGCACCCACTGTATGTAGAAATGTTAGAAAATACAGACAAAGCTATTCAATCTATTGCTGCAAATCAGTTATCTGAACCAGTACAAAAAGATACTGAAGAGCCTACAGAAGAACCCATTCCTGAACCAGAAGTAGAACATGCAGAAGCTATTCAAGCTGAAAATGAAGCTGCTAAAGTACAGGAAGAACCTAAAGAGCAACCTAAAAACTTCTTTGGTGCTCAATTAGGTGTAAAACCTTCTAACGTTGCGAATGTAAATCATACAGTTGCACCTACCCGTAAACTCTTTCCGGCTAAATAATGTGTAGAAAAGTCATAACCCTGATTGTTATTATGGGGTTTGTACTTTTAGTATGTGCCCCATTAGTAGGTATATTTGGAGTAACAATAGGCAGTATTATCGCTATCTTGATACTCGCATATCTATCAGAGAAATAACAATAGCCCCCTAACGGGGGCTTAACTATTTTGGAGGAACTATGGAATTTATTTTAGCCGCTTTACTTAGCTTTATTGCGTTAAGTTTATTCATGCTATTAATGGAAGGTTTACCGAAATCAATTCAACGATATTTATTATTGAAAAGATATAACTTTATTGAACCAAAGTATTTACTTAAACTTAAGGAAGCTATATTTACTTCACCATCACCTTTATCTACAGATTGTTCTTTCAAGTTAAATGGATGGTTCTATTATCACTATATTAAAGAATTAACTAATTATAGTGAATCATATCAAGGCATACTTACTGATTACGATGTAGCTTTAATTCAACATTGGATTAAAACCCATAATAAACAACTTCGTACTAATTCACCGCCTGTAGGGCATCGACACTAGCACCCTGTTAGCGTATGCCCATAAACAAACGAAACGAAGTGGAGTGCAGTTTATAAGGGCATGCTAACTGTGGTGCTAGTACGAGATGACCGTGAAGGCATTGTACATATATACCACTTAAAATTTCGCATTAGTTTTTCTAATGTGAACCGAACTTCACATGAAAAAATTTCATGTTAAAAAATGTACAATTTTAGGGGTTTTAGACGTCTATACGGCTTGACAAGATAAAAATTAGAATTACACTACGAAGTGTTTTTTCTTTTCTCTTTTGTTGGTTTTCTCTTCTCTTTTTTAAACCAACATATAATAAGGGTCTTATGAAACTTTCTATCAAACATATCTTACCCCATACTTACTTATCTTTTACTAAAGAAGACTTTATTAAAGAAGATTTTATTTTTATATTAGATTTAGTAACAAGTAAAACACTTTATTCATGTGATGTAGATGTAATAGGCATTATTGCAGCTATTGAAGAATGTATTTCTAAACCAGAAGTAATTCTTATAGTAGTTAAAATAGCTGATGCTAGAAATATAGATGTTATTGGTATACTAGAATAGAATATTTTTAGAAGGGTTATTGACCCTTTTATAAAGTGTTTTATAATGCACATGCCTGTTGGCAAAATGTTTCATTCCATAATGAAAAATTAACGAAAGTTAAGTTGATGTTGAAAGTCCAGTTGCTAGTCTGGTTAAAACTAGCACTTTTTATGGTAGGCATTGGATATATATCCTCATGACTCTATTTAAATACCTCGCAGTATCTAGTGCCTACCCTAAAGAGTAACACATTAATTTAATCTGAGTGAAATGAGAGGGAAGTTATCTTCCATTTATCGTGTTACTCTTTCTTATTAAGGAAATCATATGACACATTCTAGACTACAAAATTATAATACTAATTTAGGAAAACTTATCCTTGAAGACTACCTTACCCCTTTAAATTTAAATATAGGGGATTTAGCTAAAGCTTTAAATGTTCATCGAAACACAGTAAGTGCACTTCTAAATGGTAAAGCATCTTTAACCACAGGAATGGCAATAAAGTTAGGTAAAGTTTTAAGCGTTAGTCCAGAATTTTTATTAACTTTTCAAGTAATGCAAGATATACGTCAATTAAGAAACAATAAAGTATTTCAAGAAGAGTTAGATAGTATTGAACCATTAATTAAAAAATAATATTTCGTAGTCTAAAAGGCAGGCTGCGATTACTGTTTAATTGAGTTTTCAGAAGACGAATTATCCTTCTAGGCAATATTAGATGAGATAAACATGCTGAAGTGGATTGCCTAACTGTATAAATTACAGTTCACACTTGAATGTGGTTCTTTGATATTTTTAGTTTTTTATCAAAGATGGATTTAATTAAGAACTAAATCTCGTACGACATTCACTCAATTACCCTGTTTGGCTTTCGCAGGGATTGTTAGTAAA